TGTCTCTCCTCTGTTTATCCGTATACTTTGTCCAGTTAGTTATCTCTTCCTTGGTACGCTCACAGCCCGTACAGATATCGTTAACTAGCTTGCACTGCTTAACGCAGGGACTAAGCATTCATTTCGCCGTTCAGTATTGACTGAGCAGCATAGTGTAACAAGAAATAAGTTACTTCTGTATTACAGTTTGTTGATATGGTTGTTCCTTCTCCTTTAGTACTGTTCATTACCAGTACCATCTCATCGAAAAGATCAAGGTCTACGTTTTGAAGAACCCTTTTTAAACAAGCCTCAACGGTAGCTTTTGACTCTGGTTCCTTGCTAAAGTTGCCTTCAATTATCTCCATTGTCTTCCTCATCAAAGTATCGTTTGCAGTAAACTTCCGTTACCTCTGAGTCTGCACAGATAAGCGCACCATACAACGGTACACACTTCTCTTTCATAAACGTATGAGAGCCATAATCAGCACACGTTCTTGTCTCAGGCTCAGTAGCACAACCCGCTATAACCAGTAACGGAAGCAGCCTTTTCATTTGTTTAACTCCTTGATTAACCTGTCAATATACCACCGACACTTACGTAAGTCTTCGATAGGTTTGCCTTTGTAATCATATCGCCACAGATACTTCAACGCATTGCCTTTCAGGTAGCCGTTAAACTCATGCTCAGGCATAGATGCTTTGATTGCTTCGATAGCTTCAATGGCTCCCTTGTTGTAGTGGTCAGGTTTCTCTACCGGGTCAGGTACTGCCCTCAAACTGTCCCACTCTGAAGGGGTTATGTTGTCAATGCTCATCCGTACTTTCTCCTCAGATAGTTCATGCTAATCGGTAGCTCATCAAAGGAACCGTTGTTTACTTCGTTGAGCATCCAGATTCCAGACCAGCTTCCGTTTGTTTGTGGGTTTAAGTAATCTTCGCTGTGGTTGTAATAGATACCAGCAAACAATCCAGTGATGTTACTACCGTCTGCTTTACGTGCGAAGGCTATGTCTCTGTCTTGGACGTGTCCCATGATGCACGACATGAACTTCTTTTGGAGCATGAGCTTTGCACAGGTGACGGGTCTTCCCATAACGCCGCTCGTGAAGTAGTGACAGTACGCGATGCCGTCGATGATGGTTGGTTGTAGAAAAGGTTCAACCTCCCAGCCGGTTTCTTCCAATAAGAAATGATCATAGCTCATTAGTCCTTCTAGTTTAGGGTCAGCTTCAATGGCCCGTTCGATTCTCTGTTCATGGTTGCCTAACAAGAATACCATTCGTGGTGTCCACGTTTTCTTCTTGTTACTACGCAGTCGCTCCTGTTCTTTGCGGATAGGTGACATGAATTGATTCATAGCTTCGATGCCAGCTTCAATGTCAAGTGTATACCGCCGTCCCTCAAACGACTTCTTGCCTACGTCATAACTACTGAGACTTGGCATGTCCCAGTGATCCCCCAGATGAACGATAACGTCAGGCTTAGTTGCGGCTGCATATTTACCAGCCCAGTACAGATGGTCAGTAGGTAGACCGGGTTTGACTTGCGTATCAGGTATTACGAGATGTCTAGTCATTGCTTTTTACTCCATCCGACAGGACAGGTTTCTGGTGTGTACCACGTGAATCCCTGTTTGTCTGCCCATTCTTGCATGGTGTATCTTGTCCCGTCACTTCTACGTCTTGCTCCGGGCATAGCGGTTCTTGGGTTTTGGAAGACGAAGACCAGCGTCTCCTTCTCGCCAAGGCATCTGCTAATATCAACATACTTCTTCGCTTCTGATCTATCACGGAACCTCCCCTTAGCTTCAATGTAAATCGTATACGCACCGTCCTTGTATATAAAATCAGGCTCGTATGTTTTCACTTGAGTATAGGTTATCTTGTTGATATGGTACTCGCATCTCTTGAACTTCTTGTGAAGATCATACTCGAACCAACTGTCGTAGCCCTTTGGTATGTTACGTTTCGTTCTCTTCACTTGGCCTTTCCCATATCTGATTAGGTTCACGACGTAGCCAGAGCAGCCTAGCGTTCTCGATGACACGCTCTTCAGACTCTAACAACTCAACGCACTTGTTGAACATCTCTATCTCTGTCAGTCCTTCAAGGAGCTTCTGAGATTTCTTATCGCCAATACCATACACGCCGACAATGTTATCAGCTTTGTCACCCATGATGATTTGACGGTAGAAGAATAACAGACCTTCCTCTTCGTTAACAGAAGTCAGTTCACGTTTGTTGAAGTTGTAATGCTTGCCCGGTACTTGTTGGAAATCCTTATCAAGACTGACGATGATACTGTCGGGGGTGGCGGTAGCGTCGATAGCAATCAAGTCATCAGCTTCCTCACCGTCTGACACGACAGCATTCCAATCTTCGATCAGGTACTTGCGTATAGCTTCCAAGTGTACAGGCTTTTCCTTCTCCTTACGATTACCTTTGTAGGGAGCAGTGACGGCTACGTCATTACGGAAATTACCCTTACCCGTAAGGTAGACACGGTAGTCTGGTTCGCTATCTATCTGTGTGTATAGATCGCTAATCATATCAGACAAGAAACTGCCCGTAGTATAACAGGCAGTCTTGACTGACTCATCATCGCACTTGAACGCACAACGATAAGCTACGATGTCACCGTCGATTAGGATCACAACGCTTCCGCTTCAGAGATAGCGTTATCGGTATACTCGATCAAGTTTGTGATCTTCATCTTAATCATCGAAGGTGAACGACCTGTACCAACAGACCAATCGTAGTAACCTACAACAGCAACAGCTTCAGATCCGTTAGAGATGAGTACATCTTCAGGTATCTCAACGCCGTCAGCATCGGTCAATCGCATAGGGTTGTTAGACTTCATCGTAATGAAGAAGCCACGCTCGTCACCTTTGTTGCTTGGTGCAATGCCCATCTCTTCAATGGCTTCAACAGCTTTATCGCTGAGGTTACCAAGCTGCACCTGATACTTGTTACTGTACTTGTTGAGCTTGTTACGCTCACACCAGTAGACGGTACCGCGTACAGTGATGGGTGGTAGTTTGTTTGCAGACATAAGAATCTCCTTAATGTGTTTCTGCCCAATTGTTGCCTACTCTATACTCGCCGTCTAACGGACACCGTAGGCTGAGTGTCTCTCCGGCGATTCTGATTGAGCGCACACCGATACGTCCGACTGTATCTGCGTAGTGTGCTGGTGTTTCTATTTGCCACTCGTCATGTACGTTGGCAACAAATCTATGGGGTATGTTTCGTAGCTTATCAGCTAAGTGTACCAAAGCTTGCTTCATAACGATAGCCCCGGCACCTTGTAGTAACGTATTTAGTGCGGCGTGTTCTGATCTGACTCTGAGCTTTCGTCCGTCGAGTCCAGTAAGGACGCCTGATACAGCCTCTCTGTGAGTATCTCCTCTAACTCTTTCAAGAGACGGCGTGTTAGAAAGAAATGTTTCTTTAAGTCTGCGTCCAGTAACGCTATTTCCTCCAACGATAGCTCCGATCTTAGCATCTCCGGCTCCATACAAAAACGCATAAATGAATGTTTTTGCAAGAGGTCTTGTCTCAAGTCCAGCTGCTCGTTGATTAGCCGTATGAATATCGCCATTGAGGATTTCATTGGTATAGTCTTCGTCATCCATGTAGTGAGCCAACATACGTAGCTCTAAACCGCTGGCGTCTATGCCAACTAACTTGTTACCTTCATCCACAGTCCAGCAAGACCTGCACTCTGTGCCGAACGGTGCAGACACAGCCGGTACTTGTGCCATGTTAGGTGATTGATGTGTCATGCGTCCTGTTACAGCACCGTTAGTGATGACCCTGCCGTGTACTCTGCCGTCATCCTTGACTGCCTTTAGCCAGCTGTCGATCTGTGCTACTCGCTTCTGCAACATCATGTAACGTGCAACTGCTTTGGCTTCAGGTCTGTCGATACCGTCAAGTACCTTCTCATCTACGATGATGTTACCCTTCTCAGTCTTCTTGTCAAACTTGACGCCGATACTTTGCAGACGCTCTGCTATCTGCTTACGTGAGCCGGGATTGAACACTGTTACCTTGTCCTTCAAACGCTTGCCTGTTTTCTCAGAGATACGTTCTTCAACGATAGGCGGGAAGATAGCCTGTAGCTCTGCTTCGATGTTGTTCATCTCAAACATAAGATCCATCATCAGCTTCTCTGCATATTCAGTGTCTAGCCTGAAGCCGTTACGTTCCTGCTCAGTCACGACCCAGCCCACACGATGCTCCAGATCAATAGACTGCTGAGAGAATCCTTCCTTGCGTAGCTGCAATGCTAACCACTTGTGAACCTGCTCAGTCAGTTCAACGTCAGCGATACAGTACTCAATCATCTCGTCAGTCAGTCCACCGTCGTAGTCTGTGAAGTCGAGCTTCCCTGTTCCTCCAAGGATGTTTCCCCAATTACGCAGTGAATGTCCGCCTTCTTGACTGGGGTTGAAGAGTCTGGAGAGGTATAAAGTATCCACAACAAGATGCCTAGGGATATGTACGTTCCAAACACGATCAATAACACCCACATCGAATCCAATGAGGTTATGTCCAACGATTTCGTCTGCATTATTCAACACCTTCTTCAATGTGTCTGGTGAGGTGTGGACTTGTATATCGTTCTTCACCTTCGTAACTGCACACCAGATCGTTGAGTGATCCAAAGTGGTTTCTATATCCAAATAACAGGTAGTCATGGTAAGTCTCGTTCAGTTCGTTACGCTCAGCGTCGTGGTTAAACTTCTGATAAGTCTCCGTCAACTGTTCCTGTTCCAATATCCAAGTCCCAATCTTGCTCATGGTAAATCATCTCCTCTATGTCAGCGAGTGTACGTAGATCTTCTCTGTCTATCACAGCAACATCATAAAGACTAACAGCAGAACAAGTGTTACACAAGTCTACAAACTCTCTGCTAGTAGCATACCGTCTTGTAGCTTCGTAGTCTGTTAGCTCTACGTCACACGCAATACATCTCACAACATTGTTTCCTTTTTAAACTCATCCAAGGACATCAACTGATCTTGCTCTAAAGCGTGAAGCTTACCCCATCCCAGATTAGTTATTGTGTCTTCGTTAAGTAACTTCTCTTTCTTACAGAAACCTCCCAAAGAATACTCCGGAAATGTTCCTAACATCAACATATAATAATCACATGCCTTATCTTTTTTATGCAGCGCGGCAATCAGCTTACCTGTTCTGTATTTAGTAGCCTTTACATCTACTGTATAGTTACTTACTACTAAATCGTGTGTAGGTATCTCTTCAATTTGAATATCAGGCCAGACGTTTAGCAGTTTCGCTGCCGCCATCTCTGAAGCTACTCCTTCTAGATCTGTATCGTAGTTTGATTGCGGACCTTTCTTGTTGTCTGTTATGTTTTTCTTGCGAGCATTGTTGTATCTTTCTTTGGCTACATACTCACATATCTTTTGTTCGGTTTCCCCTAAACGTATCATCATAACGGTTGCTCCTTGCGTTCATCACGCTGTGTTAGTCGTCCAGTAGCTTCATTGTAGAATACCTCACACGCCTTGCCTGTCTTGCCGGTGTATCTGTTCTTCAACACACGCAGCACAGTCGTGTTTCTGACAACAGGATCATCGCTCTGACTGTTACGCTCAGCACCAAT